AGCTGAACTTGTATACAAAGCTAACTTAAAGGTGTCTCCACTAGAATTAGTAAAGTTGTGTGTTCCTGTCAAAAGCTCTACTTTAAAGCTTGTTGTAAGAGTAGATGTTATTGCCATATTAAATACCTTTTATTATTTTTGCTAAATCCTCACTACCTCCTGCAGACAAATCCTGAATTAAGGTAGCTTTATAAGATTTTATAGCATTTTTAATATATATCAAACATACTTCGTAAATTAAATCTCTATAGGCTCTAGCCTGTGCTTTTACATGTTCTGGGTTATCATCTGATACACCCACTATTTTATCCGTTAATTGCTCTGCCCAAAACTCAGGCGGATGACCGCCAAACTTAGTAGTAGCGACTTCAACCATGCCAAGTTCAGGCACTCCGTCAGGTGTTATTTTTATTACCATTTTTCAGGCTCCGGTGGTTGCAAATGACTATCATACCTGTCTGCCATTTGTGGCAGTATTTGTTTTTTCTGTACTTTGAGTTCACTCATTTTTTTTACTTCCATGCCATCTTTACCTGCTACAGGTATGTATGGGTCTGCAAGCCTGTGGTAGCCATATAATCTTTGTTGTCCCGGTATATTAGTATCTAGCAAAGAACTACTTGATGCTACTTCTACCTGTATGCCCTTTTCCATGCATTTTACTAGCCAAAACTCTACACAAGCTCTACCTGCTTCTGCAAAATATAAATTGTTTTTATATGTAAAATCTATACCAAATAACTTTATGTTTGATACATCGTTCCAATACGCAAAGGCTACAGCATAAGCCACAGTATTGTTTAGATAATGACAATTGGTTGCTTTTACTATTTCTTCTATTGGATATTCAACAAGGTTTTTACACCTTGCATCGTTCTCACAGGTATATATTGGCTTGTTATGATTTGTCAGCAGCTCTTTCATGCAATCGGTTTGTCCGCCTGCATCTTGTGTATCTAGGAACCTGCTTGGTGGGTCCATCATAAATACTCTGTCGTGAAATATTACAGAAGCTACTGCGTTTATAGCCCACACCTCATCAAAATGTACGCTGTGCGATTTAGCCATATTATAGTCAAACCAGCTTTTACCTAGTCCAACAATAGCAACGGTTTTACCGTTAAGTTTTTTTATTGGTTTCATTTTCTCTCTCTCTATTTGAAACTTATGTTACGTTTGTTCTTAGTGAATCATACCTCATCTCATCCCTAGTATCTCGTCCTTCTCCTAGGTTCTTAAGTCGTAATAACCCTTCCTTGAATCTAGCTTCGTATAAGCCAATATCTGCTGGGTCTAGTTTTAAAAATATTGCACCTTCTAATAAACAACCGTATAACAGGGTGTCAGGTGCTTCCGTTGATAAATATGTTGTACCTGAGTCACCACCTGCAGTTAAAGATACAGGTTTAGCCAAGTAATGCAGCTCCATAGAATAGTTTGCGTCAGGAACAGGAGCTATTTCAAATGTTGTTTGGTCAAATATAGCGTAATATCTTGGTTTGCCTCTTGTTGTTGTATCAGAAACAAACTCTTTAATAAAAGAATTATGCTTTAAATCTAAGTAATCATAGTTGTTAGAACTTATAACAGCCAAAGAAAAGGGTGCTAGAAAGTCCGATGGTGTGCTTAAAAATCTATTATCTTGCGAAACATTACCAGACACATTCTTTCTTTGGTCAGGTATTTGTACTGCTTTAAGTATTCTTTCTTCTGCTTGTTCAATAAAAGTATTTAGATTATTAACAAATGTTGTTTCATCTGTTTCTAAGTAATCTTGTATCGCAGTTTTTAATGTAGCTAATGTAAAACTCATGATGTTGTTATTGTAACTGTACCTAAAGCACTTGTCATGCTGTCAGGTATTGTTAGCTTAGTACCTATAATACCTAAGTCATAATTAGTATATACAATGAAACTCGTTGGCGAAACACTTATATCAGGTCTTGGTTCTCTTACTGCTTGTGGGTCTGCTACATTAGTAACAGGTTCTAGTTGTGGATGTTTGGTTTCATAGCACTCAGGACAGGTTTTTAAACCGTTCCATTCTTTACGAAGTTCTCTTAAGCCGTATCTAAAACCACACCTATCGCAAATACCATAAGCGTTTTTGTTAGAAGCAAAAGCCATTATGCAATATTGTAATTTGAAATATCAGGCGTTATTCTTAATGATGCTCTATCTTCATCAGCATCTAAAGCTCTTTGGAACTCTTCTTCGTATATTTGTTTTAGTAAGCCTGTTCTTTCAGGGTTTTTCTTTATTGATATGTAGTATGCAAGACCTGCGGCCAAACAAGGATAAAACCTAAACGGCATTTGCAAAGTATTTGTTGCTGCATCTACGTCATCCATTCTTGTCAATACGTTTAAATGTATTGTGTATTTGCTTGTTTCATCAGGTGTAGGGTACACGCTGATTGTTGGTGATATTTGTTTATCTACAAAAAATTGTAGTGGCTGTCCTTGTGTAGATTTATTCGGTATAGCAGAATATTCGCTTCTTGAAAGCCTTGTCATCTGTATGTCTGAGTTTTCAGAGTTTACAGTTTGTCTTACAAAAGCATCTAACACATCAATAGCTGCTGTGCTTACAGAAGAATCTACATTATAAGATGTTGTGCCTTCAACCATAGCAATCGTCTTTTCTTGTATGGTCCATTGATTTAAGCCACGGTTTGCCCACTCAGCAAGTAATAAATTAAGACTTCTTCTTGCAGTTCTTAAGTCGTAAGCCGTTCTAAGCTCTAAGCCGCATCGTTCAAATGCTTCTTCAATGTAATCAGCTACATCTAATTCAAAGTCTTTTGAGCCTGAAACTGCCATAATTTACTTCTTAAGCTTTCCGCCTCTACCTAACTTTTTAACGCCTGATTTACCTGACATGCCGCCTCTACCAAACTTTTTAACGCCTGATTTAGCACCGCCACCCATCATAAATTTTTGTACGCCTGACTTGGGTACCGCACCACCACCTGCCATTTTGACAGCGTTACTTTCTTTCATGGATTTGGCTATTTCAGCTTTGTCTTTTTTGGATAGACTGCCTACTAATTTTTTTAATCCTTTTAATTTAGCCATTATCTGCTCCTTCTATTTAAAATGTTCTGGTAATCTTCACGATTCCAATTCTTATAATAACCTATTTTTTCTAATCTTTCAGATGCTTTATTTAATTCATCTAATTTTTGCATAAAAACCATATTATAGCTATCTGCAAAATGTGGTTCAAAGTCCTCTTGTGGTACTACCGTCTTTTCTTCATGGTCTTGATGGAAACCCATAACCCATAAGTTATTGGGGTTTAAAAAGTTATTTAGCAAAGATATTCTGCTGTCAAAGTTTGATGCATCAATATCCATGTTCAAATCACAGTATATAATCACGTCTTTATCTATAGGAAAGCTTTGGCTTATCTCTACAAAATCAGACCAATATTCACACTTAGATAGTACAACATCAACTCTATCTGTTTCCCATGTTTTTTTTGCGTATGGGCATATAGGGTCATCTGTTTCCAAAACTTCTTTTGACCAATCACGAACCTCTTGTTCTACTAATTTTTGTGTTATCACTTCTTTTTTGTAAAGGTCTTTACATTAGTAGGTTTGCCGCCTACGCCTTGTTTTTTAGCTCTCTTTCTTGTTACAGCTGAACGCTTTTCACCTTTAGACATGCGGTTTGCGGTAGCCTTTGGTACACATTTTGGATATTTTCTTTTAGAACCTTTGGCTTTTTTTCTACCGCATTTTTCGTAGCCTCCACCTTTTTTAGGCGAACCTATGTCAACCCATTCTTCAGAAAACCACTTACCTAAACCCATTATCTACCACGCATTTTGGTGACCTTTCTTCTAGGCTCCATTACAGCACCACATCCTCTTGCTATAAAACCACCATTACCTTTTTCAATAATACCGCCTGTAGCAGCCTTTTTTGCACCTTTATATTTGCCACCCATTTTTTTGTATTCACTAACCATATAAGCATTTGCGTAAGCTGAAGGATATACATCAAACTTTGCCTTAGCTTTGGCCTTAGCTTTTGCGTATAGGGATGGATTTGCTACGTTATCTGGTGTTTTTGATTTAGCCATGATTACCTCGTTTTCTTTCTTCTTCTTTTTTTTGCTTTGCTTAGTGCAATAGCAATAGCTTGGTTTCTTGGCTTACCTTCTTTTCTCAGTAAACCGATGTTTTTGCTTATAGCTTTTTTACTTTTACCTTTAGCTAATGGCATTTAACACTTCCACCTTCTTCTTGCTTGTCTAATTCTTGAATTAGGATTATTTCTTGTTTTAGCAGAGCTACGCTTTAATTGTCCAAGTGACCTTGCACAATAAGACTTACGCCTTTTTGCGGCCTTGCTACCTTTTTTGACTTTGCCTGTAACGGCTGTTTTGAGTTTTGACCCGGGGTTAGCCTTTCTATATGCCTTAACACCTTTACGAGTCATTCCAGCACCAGACTTGGTAGGACGGTAATTACCGCCCTTGCCAGTCGTTCTTCTTATAGGTTTGGCTTTTTTCCTAGTTTTTTTAGCTGCCATTCATTAATAATTCTTATTCAAAACCAAAATGATTGAATAAGTATCACCGCTTGAGTGTCCTACAGTTGTG